AAACAAATACAAAAAAACATGGGCAGACTACAAAGAATATTTGGTGCAAGAAATTTTGTAGTTGTAGATAATAATGAATCTGCTGAAGATGTAAACCCTACTGTACACAAAAGAATACGAGGTATGATTGGTAGAGCACCTACTTCATATCAAGCAGTAAAATGGATACATAGAGAACTTGAAAAAAGAAAAAGGAAATAATGGATAGAAGTGATGAAGAAATTATCAAAGACATTAAATCAGTATTAGAAAAAAATGTTAAAGATAATGTAGCAATGCATGGTGGTATAATTAATTTTTTATCATATGAAAAAGGTATTGTTAAATTAGAAATGGCTGGTTCCTGTTCTGGTTGTGCTATGAGTCAAAAGACTTTACATGAAGGTGTTGAAAGAATGCTTAAACATTATGTGCCAGAAGTAAATCAATTAATAGGTGTAGATGATGAACAAGCCGCTGAGAAGGGATATACTCCGTGGGCAAGATTATAAAGTTTCCTGCTCATAAAGCAAGAAAACCAGCAAAACCTAAACCAAAAGTAAGTGCTGAAAAGACACAAATAATAAAAGAAAATATATTTATTGAGCAGTTAGTAGAAGATATTACTCTACATATGATTCATTTACTACAAGAGAATGCTGTTAAAATGAAAAGTCATACCTTTTTAAGAGATTTAGCAGTTGTTATTGAAAGTATTAAAAGTTTAATTAAAAGAGATTTTGGTAGGAACCATTCAATGCAAGCCATTACCGATGCTCTTGCTAAAATAACTACTTTACCTGACGGCAAACAGGTTACCGATATGGATTATGGTAAGATATTCATAAGTAAACCAAAGGTTGACAAATAGCAAATAAAGTGATATAATTATATTATGGAATACAAAAAATTAGACGACAAAATTAAAGACCTAAAATCAACAAGAGTGTTTAAAAAAGTCACTCCTAAATATGATTTATCTTGGTATGTAAAATGGTTATCAAGTGTATTGATACTTACAGCAGTTTGCTTTAGAGCAGCTGGTGGGTTTCATATGTTTGATTTATATTTTAGTTTTGCAGGAACAATAGGTTGGTTGTGGGTAGGAATACTATGGCACGACAGAGCATTAATTATGTTAAATGGTGCTTTAGCAACTTTACTATTAACAGGCATATTTAAAGAATTATTTGCTTGTAGTAATTGTATGATACCTTTATGATTATAGTTGATATAAACCAGATAATGATTTCTAATCTGATGGTACAGATCAATGGTAGAAATGCAGTTGAATTAAGCGAAGACCTAGTTAGACACATGGTTTTAAATAGTCTTCGGGCTCATAATAAAAAGTTTAGAAAAGAATATGGGCAAATGGTAATTGCTTGTGATAGTAGTAATGTATGGAGAAGAACTGCTTTTCCTAATTACAAGGCAGGTAGAAAAGAAAATCGTGCTAAATCTGAACACGATTGGGAATTTATTTTTGATGTACTTGCTAAAATTAAAAAAGAGATTAAAGATTTCTTACCATATAAAGTAGTCGCAGTAGAGTCAACAGAAGCAGATGATATTATTGCCACTTTATGTAAAAGAACTAATGAAAAGGTACTTATACTGTCAGGTGATAAAGACTTTATACAATTACATAATGATAGAATAAAACAGTATAATCCTGTTCTCAATAAGTTTGTAGGAAAAGATGAAAATCCTGTTATATATATTAGAGAACATATATTAAAAGGTGATAGAAGCGATGGTATACCAAATGTTCTATCAGATGACAATGTTTTTATTGAAGGTAGAAGACAAACACCTTTAAGTAGAAAAAAAATAGAGGCCTGGGTTAATGAAGTAGTCCCTACCTTTAATGAAGAACAACAAAAAAACTACGAAAGAAATAGACAATTAATTGATTTAAATTATATTCCAAAAGAAATAGAAGATAATATAAATCGTGAGTTTGATAATGTTGAAGTAGCAACTAGAGATAAAATACTAGGTTACTTTATAAATAAAAAACTTAAAACTTTAATCGAGTCAATAGATGAATTTTAAGACTCGAAAGAACTGTTAAGGAGAAAAATAATGGTTATAATCAGAAGAAATGCCGATGGGACTGTTGCAAATCCCGATGTGGCAAATACAACACAATCACACCCAGCACTAACAACTAAAAGAGGTATGCAAGCACTACAAGACGCAGGCAGATCAGTACCACCTTTAATGAGTGAGATTGCTACAAAAGTAAATAACGCAAAAGATAAACCTAGAAAATTAAAAGTATTAACTGATAATGATTCAGTTGCTTTAAGACAGGTTTTAAAAGGTGCGTTTGATCCTAATATAGAATGGCTGTTACCAAAAGGAACTGATGTTCCTTATACGGTTAATGAAGCACCGATAGGTACAGAGCATACACTATTAAGTCAAGAAGCAAAAAGGCTATACCTTTTTACAAAAGGTGGCGATAATAGTTTAACTCAAAAGAAAAGAGAAACACTTTTTATTCAAATGCTAGAAGGCTTATCTGCTGAAGAAGCAAAATTTTTGATTACTGTTGTCAACAAAAGAGTGAACAATGAGTACAAAGGTTTTACAGCGAATCTAGTTAAAGAAGCATTTAATTGGAACGACAACTTTATGAAAAACGCATAATTTGTTCTCGTTTTGTTCTTATTTAAAAACCCTTATAGTTGATTTATAAGGGTTTTTTTTGCTTGACTTTTTACTCAATATACTGTATATTAATAGCATGAATATAACACATGGACTAATTATGTTCTTTATAGGTGTGCCTATAACTATTATAGGTTTTTATATTGCTTATATTATAGGTAGTAGAACTGTAAAGAAAAAAGAACCTCTAACCGAGGTTGAACAATCAATAAAGGACTTATATAATAAATGAAACTAAATGCTAAACAAAAAGAATTACTAAAATTATTAGTAAAAGGTAAAGGTCAATTCAAGACACCTACAATTCCTAAAGAACACAGCGAAAAAAACCTAGATGATATTGTATCTTTATATTTAAAAGGATTATTATCCTTTCAAAGAGAGTATGATGTAGATTGGGTCGGACCTTCAAATGAACATAAGGTTAGATTTAAATGGTATGTTATTACACTAGATAAAAAGAAAACTTTAAAAGATATTAGAAAAGTTTTAAAGGAGGGAAATGCCTAGTAAACATCAATGGGAAAAATGGGTACACAAAGCTTGGTTTTACACTAAAGTTTTATTTGCAATATTAACTTTAATGGTTGGTTCTTATTATTACGGTACATATAAACCTAACAAAACTGCTATAGCAGAAGTAAATGCTGAACTTGATATATTTTATATGAATAAAATAGAAGAAATGGATTTACAAGAACCTGAATTTACATATATAAATGATACACAATTTATTAGGGCAATGCATAAATGTATTAATTATATTAATTTTAAAACACCTAAAAATTTAAGAGTGCCTTATGAAATGATTATAGGTCAGGCAGCGTTAGAGTCTGGTTGGGGTACAAGTAGATTTGCAACTGAAGGTAATAACTTATTTGGGATTAGAACATGGACTAAAGAAACACCACATTTATTACCAGTAGGTATTGAACAATGGCCTGGTTGGGGAGTAAGAGTATTTCCTAGTAAATGTGATAGTGTAAAAGAATATGTTAGATTATTAAATGAACATCCTGCTTACGAAGATTTTAGAGAGTTAAGATTAAAAACTAATGATCCGATTGCATTAATTAAAACACTTGATAAGTTTTCTACTACAAAAGATTATGATGTAAGAGTTATAAGAATGATTAAAAAAATAAGAAAGTTAGAGGAAAGTGAATGAATATATTTTACCTAGATAAAGACCCAGTTGTTGCTGCTCAAATGAGTTGTGATAAGCATGTGGTTAAAATGATTTTAGAGTCTGCTCAGATGTTGTGTACTGTTAAAAGAGTATTAGACGGTACTGAATATACAGACCTTACAAAGAATGGTCGTAAGATAAAAAGATGGCGACTAAATAACTCTAATGAAGAAGCAATTATTTACAAAGCAGGTTGGTTAAAACATCCTAGTACACAATGGGTTATGAAATCTGCTTACAATTACATATGGTTATATAAACACATGATGGCTTTAAATGATGAATATAAATTAAGATACAATCATACAAAAGACCATATGTGTGTTCAAAAACTAGGTCAGTTATTAAAAACACCACCTTACAATGCACCTATTAATGTTAAAGGTACAGACGCTACACCAGCAATGCCTGATGAATGTAAAGTGCCAGGTGACGCTGTTGCTAGTTATCGTAAATATTATATAATGAAAAAGAATAGATTTGCTACTTGGAAAACAAATATACCTACATGGTATTCAGAAGGAATAGCAAATGCCAACTTATAATTTTCACAATATAAAAACAGATGAAAAATGGACTGAATATATGTCTATTTCTGAAATGGAAGAGTTTATTAAAAAGAAGCATATTAAATTATTAATGCCCACACAATTAAATATAGTATCAAGTGTAGGTAATGTAGATAGTAAAACTGATAGTGGTTGGAAAGATGTATTATCAAAGATTTCTGAAGCACATCCAAAGAGTAATTTAGCACAACAATACGGTAAAACCTCAGTAAAAGATACACAGGTAGACGCTGTAATTAAAAAACATAGAAGAAAGCGACAAGGGAAAGTATAAATATAGATATGGCAGACTTTGATTTTTTAGACGGATTTGACGCTGATGGTGATTGGGGTTTTACCTCGGTCAAAAGTAAACCAACAGAAACACAAAGCAAAGAAACACAGGAAGTTGTTAAACAGACAGCAGATGGTGTTGGGAAGGCTGTATCTAGCGAAATTATAAGCAGACTAGAAGGTAAGTTAGATAAGCTTACAAGATTAGTTGGCGATACAAAAGAAACAGTTGTTTCAAAAAATGAAACAGAATTAGAAATTGCTAAAAAGCAAATGGATGATGAGTACGATTTGAGAAAAGATAATCTTGGCAAAGAATACAAAGAAAATTATAGAAAATTAGAAAAATTAATCATACCTCTTTTAATCAAACTTGCAAAATCACCAGAGGCCTATATTCATTGGCCTAATAGAGCAGAAGTTATTGAAGCACAATTAAAGAAAATTGTTGCTATTACTCGTGGCAAATAATCATACAAAGGATATCAAATGAAATTAAGTAAGAATTTTAGTCTTAAAGAAATGACGGCTAGTCAGACGGCTGAGCGTAAAGGAATTAATAATAATCCTAATGACGATCAGATTACAGCGTTGCAGAAGTTATGTGAAAACATACTACAACCAGTTAGAGATCACTATGCTACTCCAGTGACAGTATCAAGTGGCTTTAGAAGTGAAGAATTATGTGTTGCAATTGGCAGCTCAATTAACTCACAGCACGCTAAAGGCCAGGCTGCGGACTTTGAAATATTTGGAACGCCGAATGCTGAATTAGCAAAATGGATTGTAGAGAATTTAGATTTTGACCAATTAATATTGGAATATCATAAACCTGAAGAACCTAATAGCGGTTGGATTCATTGTTCATATAAGGGTCCTACTGATAATAGAAAACAAACATTGAGAGCATTTAGAAACGATCAAGGTAAAACTCAATATGTAGAGTATAAACCTGACTGAGCGCTTGGCATAGTTAGTCAAGAAGATCACAATGATATGCTAACGCTTTACAGAAGCACATAAATGTGATATAATTATATTATGAATCCATTACACGAATATTTTAAAAAGAATTATGAAGTAAAGAATTTTACTCATGTTCCCTTACCTACAAAACCAATAGAACTAACAACTCAAACAATTAAAGGTAAAAGATTTTATGTTTTACCTGACGGTCAAAAGTATCCTTCAATCACAACTGTGCTATCGGAAAGAGGCAATGAAGGTATAACCAAATGGCGTGAGTCAGTTGGTGAGCAAGCTGCAAACACTATAATGAGAAATGCTGCTAAAAGAGGTACTGCTGTACACACTTTAACAGAAGACTATCTTAACAATAGAGAATTATCAAAACAAGATGTTTTGCCCACAGCGCTTTTTAGCATACTAAAAAGTGAACTGGATAATATAAATAATATAGTTATGCAGGAAGAAAACCTGTGTAGTCACAAATGGGGCGTTGCAGGTCGTGTAGATTGTATTGCTGAATTTAATGGTAAACTTTCAGTTATAGATTTTAAAACCTCAACGAAAGATAAGAAGGAAGAGTGGGTAGAGAACTACTTTATACAAACTTCTGCTTATTGTGAAATGTACGAAGAGCAATACGGACAATCTATTGAGCAAATAGTTATATTGATAGTAACCGAAGAAGGTGCAACTCAAACTTTCATAAAAAATAAAAAGGATTATTTACCTCTTCTCAAGCCCGCCATAGAGGAGTTTCATAGAAAGTTTAAAGAAAAAGAAAATGGGAAAAACAATTAAAACATTATGTGGACTTATATTTTTATTATTCTCAACAAATACATATGCAGGTCCAGAAGGTATGTCACAATATCCTTGGGTGCCAATGTCAGTACCAATGTGGTGTGGTCCTATTGAAGAAGTTAATACAGTATTAAAGAACGAAGGATATGTTGCAGTAGAGGTAGCATTTGGTAGAGTAGGTGCTATGCCAACTGGTGAAGTTGCTTATGCGGTTACAACCTATGCTTCAGAAGATACACCAGGACACATTGTAAGAACAATAGAAACACCAGAACAAGTTGATAAATGTATAATGAATATGTTATTTGATTACAAAGCGGTGCCGTATCAACCAAGTAAAAATTTATAGAATTAATTGTTGATTAGAAGACAATAACTAGTGAGGACCTGGGTGCAATACCCAGCCACTCCACCATTTAAACAATGAAATTTAAGGGGTGGAACTAGGATCGACTCGTAGGTAAAACTTTTAGGAGATTAATCGGTCAAAGACACCGTAAAGTCTTATAAATGCTAACTCACAAGGTTACGCTTTAGCAGCTTAATACTGCTTGGGGTTTGCCTGTACCTCGCAACAGAAACAGGCGCTTGACTTTTAGTAATGAATAATGTATAATAGATGTATTAATGATTGAAACACCAAATAAATTTGCGTTAATCATAGAGAATATGGTTAAAGAAAAAAAGATTAGTTATATAGACGCAATTTTAGAGTATTGTAAAGACAATGAGATTGATCCTAGCAATACAAAATCAATGATTAATAAAAACTTAAAAGAAAAGATAGCATATGAAGCACAAAATCTTAATATGCTAAAAGAAAAGGTAGCAAAACTACCATTATAATATGAGGAAAATAAATGTTTGACGATAAAATTAATATGCAAGTACCGTTTGTTCACTTTAGAGTAAGATCATTAGGCGAATGGACAGACACTAATACAGATACTTACTTCAAAGATAAAAGAGTTATAGTATTTTCCTTACCAGGTGCTTTCACACCAACTTGTTCAAATCAACAACTACCAGGCTATGAATTAAAAGCAGATGTTTTTAAAGAACATGGCATAGATGAAATTTATTGTATGTCAGTAAATGATTCTTTTGTTATGAATGCTTGGGCAGCAGATCAAAAATTAGAAAATGTAAAGGTCATACCTGATGGTAATGGTCAGTTTACACAGGAGATGGGAATGCTTTGTCAAAAAAGAGATAAGTGTTTTGGTCAAAGATCATGGAGATATGCTATGATAGTAAATAATGGCGTAATTGAGCAAATGTTTGTAGAACCAGGTAAGACAGATGACACACCTGAAGACCCTTATGGAGTATCTTCACCAGAGAATGTGTTAAAATACTTACAGAATAGTTAATGAATGGATTTGAAGTTTATAAAATATACCTGGCTATCAAACTTCACTTTACAAG